ACTTGGACCCCGGACATATCATAATTAACCGTTCCATCTTTACGAATATTTTCAATCATCTTTTTTTCCTTTCTCCCGCCGGTACGATTAACAGGGCCGAGTTATGGTAAAAGTCTGTTAGCGTGTGTTCAACCAAGGTAAGCTTGACACGTTCTATATTGGGGGAGAATTTAACGAGGGTTGCGGCCCTGTTAATACTACCGGCGGGCAATATTTTATAAAAACCTGATTATAAAACCGCAAAGCATTAAATTGTTCGAAACAATAGCTTTGTAATTTCGACCATCGCATTTACTTCTGCGTTGGACGGATTGTCTTTATTTGCAGTCCGAATAACGAACGCTGACAAATCCGTTACCATTTCCTCATAGAGTGACTTTTTCTTTTTGCTTTTTTTCATTTTTACCTCCTCTCTGGTTGATCTGAGTTTTCAAGTTCTTTGAAAAGCTCCTAAAGTATTTTTTTCTCTAAAAATATGGTACAATTCCATTATCGGTATGTTGGTGCCGAAATCTAGGAAAGGATCAAGTATTAAATGGTGCACGTACAATCATTTGAAATGTTTTGTTCGATAATTAATGGATTAATAGAGAATGACTCTTTCGTTGGGCTTTATGGCACACACGAGGAAAAGCACGCCGGTCTTGTTGTCGAAAATAATCCTCCGGCAAACACGCTATCGATACATCTTCTAGCGTTAACCACTTGTGGGCAGTTTTATTGTCATGAATCTATCAAATTTTCTGAATCCGAAAAAATTGAACAAGCAAAGTTAGCATTAGCTAAACTGGACATCACCCCTGCTAAATTATATGTAGATTCAAAGACTGGGACAGTTAACATTAAATAAGCATTTTGGGTTAGACCGTATATCTTAGTACGGTCTAATCGAGTTTATTAATTCAAGTGCTTTAATTTTACGTACATATTTTCAGCATTAATATAAATTTTCATAGCCTCCTTTAAAATGAAATTTTCTGGATTTTTGTTAAATTCGTCATATTTTTCACTTAGATTTTCCATTTCTATCTCCTTTTTGTGATTCTTTTTGTTTCGCTATGAATGTGCTATACTTTTCTTATCAGCGTTGCAGCCTTATCTCCATTGTAAAATATTAAAGCCGAAATCTACACATATAGTGTAGTCAATCATCAAAAAAATTTCCTGAACTGTTTTTTATAATAATCTGCTAAAATTCGTTTCACAGAATCTTTAGGATTCCTCTCCCCACATTCATACATTTGCAAAGTAGATAGCTTAATTCCAGTATCTTTACAAACTTCAGCTCTTGATTTTTCTCCTCTGAGCTTTCTGAGTTTTCAGCATAGCCCATAAACATCACCTCACTTTTAATTTCTACACTATCTGTGTGATTTTTATTATAAACTCTTTCCTTCTCTTTGTCAACACATTTAGTGTGTTTTTCTTTACAAAAAACACAAATTGTGTTAAAATAGCCTTAAAATAAAATGGAAAAGGAGTTACAAGCCTATGGCTAATTTTTCCGAAATGCTAAAAAATTTAAGGAAAGAACGTGGACTCACACAAGAGGCTCTTGCCAAAGCGTTAAGTGTTGGTGAATTCAAAATATCCCCAAGCGCTGTTGGGATGTGGGAACAAGGCCGAAGAGAACCAGACTTTGATACTTTAGATTTAATTGCAGATTTTTTTAATGTAGATATAGACTTCTTATTAGGAAAAACAGATAAAACAACTTATATTCCAAATCCAAATAAAAATTCAAAAATCATGATAAATATAATAACATCGATGAACTTTCCAATGAGGAAAAAGAATTAGTTATCTTATTTAGAAAAGCTGGCGACATCCCTGAAGACGAGGCTGAAGCACTCAGAAAACAATTTGAGTCCACAATCGATATCTATCTCAAAGCAAAAGGAATAAAAATTGATGAGGACGACAAATAAACCCCGTTTTAACGAATGTACCGAAAGAGCCACCAAGCTACTGTGTCAACAAGAACTTCTCGGTCGAGCTTTAAGCATTCGGAAACTAACCTATGATCGCTGCATTATATTTGATACTATCCAAAATTATGCCGCTGTGACTGGATTTTCAGAAGATCAATTACGCAATACGCTTCTAAGAGATGGATGTGTACTTAAAAAAAGAGGCGCTAATATTGTTCTTTACGAAGAGAGTACGTTTGGTCATTGGGAGCGTTTCAACTGGACTTTAGGGCACGAGGTCGGACACATTTATATGGATCACACTCATCACGGATCTACGGAAGAGGTTGAAGCTCATTTTTTTACGTCTCAGTTATTTTTGCCTGAGTACACAATCAGACAGATGGTGAAAAAATACAGAATAATCGATGCTAATGATCTCTCTCAAATCTTTTGGGTGTCTGTTGAGGCTGCAAAAAAGCGTATAAGGACGTTAAAAAAGTATCATTCTCAAAAATGGCTGCCAGAAGATTTTCCAATATACCGGGCATTTTTATGCCCAAAATTAAGAAGGAGGCATAACAATGAAAAAGAGAGCGGGTCTCTATATCCGCGTATCCACAACAGAGCAGGCTGAGAATTATTCGGTTCCAGAACAGAAATCAAGGCTCGAAAGCTACTGCGCCGCTAAAGATTACATCGTGGCCGAAGAATACATAGACGCTGGATTTTCCGGTGCAAAACTCGATCGCCCAGCAATGCAGCGGCTGATCCATGATTGCAAAAACAAACAACTGGATATTGTGATCGTTTGGAAACTTGACAGGCTGAGCCGTTCGCAAAAAGACACGATGGGATTCTTGGAAGATGTTTTAATTCCAAATAACATTGACTTTCTGTCAATCAACGAAAACTTCGACACTTCCACCTCTTTTGGTCGAATGAGCGTTGGTCTCCTTTCGGTCTTCGCTCAGCTTGAACGCGAACAGATTCGAGAACGTACCAGCATGGGACGAAAAGCGAGAGCAAAAGCTGGACTATATCACGGCGGCGCCATTATTCCAATTGGGTATGACTATGTTGATGGGCATCTGATCATCAATGACTATGAGGCCCTTCAAGTGCGCGAGTTATATGAGCTCTATGTTTCGGGTCGCGGCGTGCATACGATTCAGAAAATATTTGAAGAAAAAGGATATACTACAAAATGTGGCAAGTGGACAAATGTAAAAACAATCGGCAATGTCCTCACCTCGAGAATATATGTTGGTGAAATTAAATACGATGGGGAGTACTTCCCTGGAGAACATGAACCAATTATATCCAAGAAGCTTTTCGATGAAGCTCAACTTGCGCGAACAAAACGAACTAAAACAGCTTTCACTTCCAGATCATTACTATCTGGAATTATCTGGTGTGGTAAATGTGGCAGCCGCTATTTTAAGCGTAATAACGCCGGAAGGGCAAAAGACACTTACACATGTTATGCCCGAGCCCGATGCACCAAGCGCATGATGAAAATTGATAGATGCGATAACAAAAACTGGAAATATGATGAGCTCGAAGATATGGTCATCGGTGAGGTATTAAAACTGTCATTCGATGAATCGTACTTCGAAAGCATTAAAAAGCAAGAAGACACACCGCCGGATAATCTTTTAATTCTAAAAGAAAAAGTCAAGTCCATCGACAATAAAAACAAGAAACTCCTGACATTATTTTCAGAAGACAAAATTCCTTTAGATCTTTTAACAACTCAAATTGAAAATTTACAAAACGAAAAAGACGCTTTAAGCTTTGAAATCGCTCGAATTGAAAATATAAAAATTGTCAAATATGATGAGATTAAAAAAATCACACATAATGCTGAAGCGGTTTTTAAAGAAGGCACCTTGGTTCAAAAGCGAACCCTACTCTCCCAATTAATCGAAAAAATAATCATCTTTGAGGACAAAATCACTATAAAATGGACCTTTTAAGGTCATCAATAACATGGGTATTCTACCCTGACAGGATACTCATGTTATTGACTTATCTTTTCTTTTTGCAATAAAACAAAAAAACTCCCGATCCAAAAGAACGGGAGATCTAAAAAAGGAATAATATTGGGAAATGATGTAACCCAAATAGGACGTATATATAATCGGATATATCTGGGTTAAAATCAATTCAATTATTAATATGACTTAGGTATTTTCTAAAATGCAAGGTCTTATTTCAATAGAATAGCTTAAATTCTCACCAAATTTATCCCCAATTTTTTCTTCAACGTTGGCAATTAAATATTGAGTGTTATTTTTTGAAATGTGTTGGCTTTTTACCCAAAGCAATAATTGAGTATAAGGAGTCTTTTCTTTCTTTGTTATTCTATTGTTACTATCTACGTAAAAATTCTCACATTGATTATTTATAAACTCCAAAATTCTTTTCCCTATTTCACTATTTACTCGAACATATTGCCCGTATAAGTTTATTGCCTTACTAGTAAAAAATATTGCATAAGGTATATTGAACTTATGTACAAATTGATATTCGTACGCTTTTGATTCAAAAAACTCACGAAGAAGTTTACTCCTTGCTTTCTTCGAAAAATTTATACCTGTTATTTTATTTAATTGTTTAATAATTAGTTCTTCATTTTTTTCTAATAAATTCAACAAATCTTTGTTTTTTTCTTTGCTTTCTCTTCGAATCAGCTTATAGGCTTGCGGGTTAGCATAGGGACAATCAAGATAAGCTTTTTGGTCAAAAGCGGGAAAATGTGGAATTTTTTTTCCGATATAATGCCTTCCATGTGTTACTCTTCTTTTAGTTTTTTCCTCTTCATGATTATCATGGTAAAGATTAATTATTCTAATTGTATTTCCGCATATCGGACAAAGTGCATATTGAATAGTTTTATCTTTTCCTCTTGTTATATAATACTTCTTATCTTTATGCGTCGCAGTCTCAAAGTTATCCGCTGTTAATTCATATACATCGTTGCTATCCAGTAATTTGAAAACATTCATGTTACTTACACCATTTCATTTTTATGTTTTAAAATGATTTTACTAACAATTCCTTAATACCATCTAAATAGTATTTATTTTCATTATGCGTTTGCAAAAAATTTGAAACTTAGTGATTTTCTTGTGTACATTATTTAAAAAACAAAAAACTGCCGCCCCGAAGGACGGCCTGAATACATAAGAATTAAATCCCTAAAGCAGCTCTTGTCGCATTTCCAACAATACCATCGACGGCCAGACCGTTCTTCGCCTGGAAGTCTCTGATTGCCAGATCGGTCTGCTGCCCAACAGCACCATCCACATGCAAGTCATATCCCTTAGCAACCAACGCTTCCTGCACCTGTCGGATTTCTCCCATCAAAGCGGCATCCGATAGCGGACCATAGATTCCATCGATTTCAAGACCATGGAAACTTTGCAATCTGCGAACCGCATATTCCGTCGCTGGGCCAAAGTCGTCATCCACAACAAGCTCATTTCCGTTTTCATCTTCATATGCCATTGCTCTCAAATCCCGCTGCATCTGACCAACAACGATGTTTTCATCGCCGAATTCAAGAAGGATATCCCCTTCACTATCCGTTGTATTGACCGGGTTGTCAATATTTGGATTCGATGGAGCCATCGGACCAGAGCCGTCATAGGGCAGCCCGAAATAATCCATCACACCGCAAGCCAAAGCAAAACCATAGGCTGCCGCCTGATCCCTCAAAATGCCGATATCCTGCCGGATACTACCTGTTTCGAAAATTACAGCGGGCATGTCTGTGTTAGCCACTTCATAGTCCGCTCTTTGTAGAATACCACGAGTCCCAATTGGAATACGTGCCCGTACCGCATTGTCCAGACATTGAGCTAGTCGAATTCCTTCCCCGCTGCCCGGGTAAACAATCGGATAAGTGCCGCTCGGCGCCTGGTTCCAGTCACAGTGCACCGAAAAATAGATACGCGCATCCGCGTTGTTCGCGTCTCGAACCGTGTAGGTCATGTTCCGGTCATTGCCTGTGTCCACATCGGATTCAACGGAAAGACCCCAGGCTCTCAACTGGTCAACACAAGCCCGTACAATCGGCCCCATCAGGCCAGCCTCTGTATAATTTCCGTCTGTGCAGCCACAATCCGGCATACCATCGGTTTGAATGCCATGTCCCCATGCACTAAAAGCATCTATACTCATTATTCTTTACCTCCGTTATTTTTCAAAACGTCCTGAGCCGTTTCTTGAATACTTGTTTTTGCCATTGTAACCCCGCTATCTGCCGTCTTTGGCGTTGTTGGGTCTACCAATACACCCCAGGCCGCCAGAAGCATCAACACTGCGTTCACAGCATCTTGAATCGGTCCAAAGTCAATGGTTAGTCCAAATAGCGGCGCAACGCTCTGTCCAAAAACAACCAAGGCCGACAACATGCCGGCCCAAAACGGTAAACTCTTTAATCGTATTTTCCAGTTAATGTTCATTTTTTATTACATCCTCTCTAATTTCTAAATCTAACACACGTTCATACAGTTCTTTAGCGGTCCCATTGCCGCCCATCTGCCGATAGGGTTCGTAAAGATGTTCCAGATTTTTTAAATCTGATATACACACCCATCCTCTGGATATAAAAAAATGGCAGGCCTGATAGATTCGGTCATGCAAAATGCTTTGTATTCCCTCCTCCATGAGCTCGATGCGTTTCGTCTGCTCCCTGACCATTTTACGGATCGGCTTTGTAAATATCCAGATTGCAGTAAGCCCGCCGACAATTTCGACAAGCAATCTAAAATAATCCATCCAATATGAGGACCTCCTTTATTTTTCTGCACATTAAAAGGGACTTCTGCCCCGTTCCACCATGTCATCACACACAATAGCTATAGTTCCTTCTGATCTACATTTCTTCCTCCAGCATAAATTCAAGGGCCTGGAAGACTTCCAGGCTTAAGTCATGGGTAGCGGTTTCTAAAATGGTTTCTGGAACGCAGTGGACTGGTATCTCACTTTCAATGCTCAGTAGATCAACGAGTTCTTTTTGGTAAGCGTCGCCGCCTTCCGGGTACTCTTCCTGAAGCTTGGTAAATTCCTCAAAGTAACAGTCATATTCTTTGATGAAGGTCTTTCTGTTTTTGTTCAAAGCATACGAAGCCTTTGCAGGTAAACGCACGGCTATAATCTCACCAATCTGGTTGATGTGGTTGATGATTTCCTGGTTGGTCATTTTGACAGTCTTCATTATTTTGCCTCACTTTCTGCCGGTTGATTCGCGGCGATCATTTCATCCTGAAGATTGTACACAGATGTTTCAAATTCCGCCTGGTCTTTCATAACTTGGGCACGGTTTTTCTTGTAAGCCTCTTTATCCAATACGGAACGGCCAACGTCCATATTTTCAGGATTGCTGCTGTCAATATTGGCATAAAACTGACAAATTCGTACACTATTGACAATTGAATAATCCGATATGCTTCTTGTTTCTGTTCTTTTTTCTAACATTTTTCATTCTCCTTAAACTTTTAGATGTAGTAAATCAAGTTGGTATAAACATAAACGGGCGAAGGCTGCTGAGACCAAATAACAATTTGCCCGTCTGGCCGATAGTGCATTTCCAGCATTCGTCCACTGGCGGCTTCAAATACCGTTGTACGAATTAAAACCTTTGGACGATACCCTTCTGGTATGACACCGCACGCAATCGCTCCGCCTGAACCATTTGCACGATATATCTGCAATACCAGTACAACAAATCCGCCCAAAGCGTTAAACGTGACGGTACTGTCCGTTAGTAAAAATCCATTTGCTGAAGCGATATTTGCTTTTTTGGTACAACCAGTGGCATAAACTTGTGGGGACTGTGCATTGCTCACTCCAATTTTAGCGGTGGCGCTGGTCCCCATCCACACACCATAGTTGTTGCCCTCCCGGCCCATCTCAAAGAGATTATAGCCACCAGCATAACCTTCTACGAAAGCTTTTGTGGTTGAAGCGTCTCCGGCCGCCAAGTGCAAAAGGTCTTTTCCAAGCACGTTTAAAGCCCCTGGACTCCAAGTCTGGCCGCTCACGGCCTTGAAGGCTACTGTCCCGACAAGGGATGCTGAAGCATTCTTAACCGTCATGGATTGTGCGCCCTGCATGGTTAGTGTTCCGGTCATCGCGACGTTTCCTGCGCTATCTACCTTGAAAATTTTTGGTGTCGATGGTGCCGTTCGTCAGATCGATTTTCATTCCGGCGCTGTTGGCAACGTAGTTTTTGGATGTGATCGCCGTTCCGTAAAATTATCGGCTGTAATAGCCCCTGCGGCAATTTGTCCGCGGTGATCTGCCCAGCTGCTATCTTGGCTGCGGTGACTGCACCAGCTGCCAGCTGTGTCGCCGTGATGGCGTTGGCCGCGATCTGAGCCGCGGTGATCGTTCCTGCGGCAATCTCATTGGCAGTGACTGCTTTCGCGGCAATCTTCGCTGTCGTGACAGCATCAGCCACGATCTTGTCTGAGGTGACGCTGTTAGCTGCGAGGTTCCCGGCCGCGATGGTTCCTGCTTTGATTTTATCGCCTGTAATGGTCGCAGCCGCCAGCTGGGCCGCAGTGATGCTGCCTGCCACAATTTTGCTGGCGTTCACGGAATTAGCCGCGAGTTTATCAAGGGTTACTGCACCGGCCACAATGGTACTGGCCGTTACCGCATTGGCGGCGAGCTTATCAGCGACGACCGATCCTGTCGCCAGTTTTTCGGCTGTTATGCTTCTGCGCCGATTCTTGCCGCCGCCAAGGTACCTGTTGTGATTTTCCCTGCGTCTAAGTTCGCGATCAGCGCATTGGTGATGGCCGCATTCGCAATAGCGTTTGTGCCAAACTGAGCTGCTGCCCACTTGCTGCCATCCCAACGGTAAATCCTGTTTCCATCATCGGTGTCAAACCAGGTGTCCCCGGTTTTTCGTCCCGTTGTCGGCGGCTGCGCCGTCTGGTAAAAGACCGTGTTCTTGCCGTCCGCACTGGTCTGCGCAGTGGCCGCTGCCTTTTTTGCCTGATCCGCAAGGGAGTAGGCGCTGTCGGCTTTCGTCTGGGCGGTCGCCGCATTCTGTTTCGCGGTATCGGCGGTACTCTGGGCCGTGGCTGCTGCCTGAGCCGCCTCGTTGGCCTTATTTTGAGCTGTTGTGACCGATTCCTGTGCAGCTGCGATTTCTTCTTCTGTGGCATCCACCCTGCCCATAACTGCTGCCAGATTTTTTTCAGCAGCTTCCAGGTCTTTGGCGGCCTGGTCTGCGGCTGTCTTTGCGGCGCTGGCGTTACTCTGTGCTGTCTGCGCATCCTTCGCGGCCTGATCGGCTGCGGTTTTTGCTGCTGCCGCATTGGCTAAGGCGGTACTGGCGTTGCTGCCTGCCGTCGTGATACTGCTGTTTACTGCATCCGACAGGGCACCTGAACCAAAAGGACTGGCGGACCATTTTGTCCCGTCCCAGACATAAGCCTTATAGCCATTGGCGGTGTCAAACCAGGTATCGCCTTTCTTGTTGCCCGTAAGTCCGGGCTGGGTGTTTTGATAATAAATTTTGTTTTTACCGTCAGCTGTTGTCTGGGCATTATTTGCGGTATTTACCGCCCCATTGATCATTCCAGACACTGTACCGGACAATTTATCCAGATCAATGGCACCGGGTGCAATCTGCACCCCGTTGATGGTACCAACTGTGATATTCGCCGCATTCAGGTTTACAACCTCGATCTGGGCAGCATCCAGCCGCCCGGCGATGATTTTATTCGCTGTTAAACCCACGATTTTCGCATCGGTAATACTGCCGTCTGCAATCTGCGTAGTACCAATAACACCTGTACCAATCATAGCGGTAGTAATACAACCATTCTTAATGTTGGCGAGGTCAATGTCGGCTTTGCCAATAAGAGCTGTATCGATCTCTGCAACATCTGCCTTTAAGTTTTCAATGTCCGCTGTTACCGCAGAGAGGTCTCCGATCTCCGCCACGTCTGCTTTTAGTTTTTTAATATCCGCTTCCGTCGCGCTCAGCTTATTTGTGATCGTTACATTTTCAGCTTCTAAATCACCAACGCGCACTGCCACTGCGGAAACCTCACCTAGCGCTGTATCTGCGGCATCTTTCGCGACATTGGCGGTGCTGTTGGCCGAACTGGCAGTTGTGTTAGCTGTATTGAGCCCTGTGGCCAGCGTCGGCGTAGTGTAAGTTACATGGCCGTCTGACCAGCTGCACTTATACCGACTCCAGATGTATTTTCCAGATGACCACGCTGGACATACCGTCTGCCAGTTATCGCCGGTTGGCGTGGTGTCTGATGTTGACAAGTAAAACTGTTCCTCAATCGCTGTTGCGGATACACCCGGCTCACCTCCTGTTCCGTCAAGAACATGTGTGATGGTCACTTCAGCGGTTGCAAGGATGCTACCTTCTTTATTTTTGGCCGCAAACTTATACACAGCTTTGCCAATGACGTCTGTCGCGCTTATTGTAATCGAAAGGGCAGTTACCGCCGTCTGGGGTGCATCTGCCCGAACCCAGGTCGCTTCAACAGCGGATGACATATCTGTATTGCCTTTTAACACACGCGCGGTAAGAGTCGTCTCGCCCTCACCGTTTCGAAATACCGTTCCGTTATCACTCAAAATTTCCGCGGTATAGGGTAGCGCCTCTTGAATCAGCTGATCAAGACGCCCTGTAATATCCGTCGAGAGCTTATTCTCCAGAGCCTTGAAATTGGAAAAGACGTTTTTATTCTTTGTTGGATCTGAAAAGGAGACCTCCTGTTCGCTGACGCGTGCCTCCAAAAGCAGTGTTGGGGTAAACTTGTCATCGTGGATTTTAACCGTATCGCCAATTTCCAGCATGAGGCTGCCTTCCACCTCATAAGTGACTGCCGGGACACTGATTTCTTTGAGTTTTGCCAGCGCCTGGCCGTACAATGTATTGACATTCTCTGTTTCGTATTCCCATCGGTATAGAATCCAGGGATCATCCTTTGAGGATATCTGCGCTGGGTATTCTTCGGCTGTTTGAGGGGCGTAGATATAAGGCTGGCCGTTGTGTGTGTAATATAAAACTCGGCCATCTGCGTCGTATTCGGTCTTTTCAACCGTCGTGATGCTCAGGCCGTCTTTTCCCTGCGGATAAATGGCGTTGTACAACCCCGTCTTATCCACGGTTCGTCGAATGCCGTCAATCTCTTTTCCGTAATACAAGGTGACATCCTGGCGTCGTGTGCCAACCCCTTGGTGCGTGTCATCATGCTTTTTATAGACATTTAACACGATACGTTTCAGGCTACCATCGCGGTTAAGTTCTGTGACAAACTCACATTCTGCGTCAAATTTATTTACCAGCGATAGAAGCCTTGCCAGCTTTGTGTCCGTCCCTTCCCATTCAAGGGAACGGCTGTAATCCGAAACTTCATTGATCCCCAAAACCAGGTCGCTGAAGTTCTTTCCGCCGACTAGGTCACTGTTGTTAAAATACCACGCAAAGGTTTGAGCACCACCGGACTTAAAAGCTGGAGACATCTCATTGAGCAGCTCGAGATTCAGATTTTCACAATAACAGGCCAGCTCGGATTCCGTTTCCTGTGTCCGCATAATGTTAAAAAGGTAGTCCTGGCCTCCATACTGGAAAGAGACATAGTTTTTTTCCGTTAAGTATTGAAGCGCGGCGTTCCCTGTCTTTGGAACCGAAAAATCAAAGGTACTGGTGGCTTCCGTCAGATACCGATGCCAAATATCATCAAAAAAGTGGAGCGTCTCCGGCTTCTCGTTGTCAATGAAAGCGACACGCTGAAGCCTCTTGTCATGAATGCTGATTAACATAGCCTACAACCACCTCTTTCTATACTCCACAGTCACCTCTGGCAGCTCCTTACACCAGCTTGAAGTGTAAAATTCAATGTCGGTTTCCCCAGGCGGAAGCGGATAAAAAGTACTCCCGGTCACCATCTCCTCGTTTCTGGGCAGCCCGCGAACCGTGATGCTGTCGCTTTCGCAGTCAACCACCACCTCGCTTCCGGCAGAATACCGGTTTGGTACATCCCGCTGCTTCTCAACACGATTCTTAACCCCGAGGATCTTCCCGACATTCATGACGGTGACATAATTTGACCGCCCAGCATACTGGCCGATAAAAACATACACATACCGCACTTTCTTATCTTTAATGGCCGGTATATCGACTGTATAATAAGCGCCCCAGTAATAAAACTGGATTTTACTGCCCTCTTTGAGAAGATCCTCGTAGCCCCGATGCCTGAAGGGGTTGTGTTCAAAATAGACAGTTGGTTGAAATTCTAATTTTCGATACCATCCGCCGTTACTATCAGACACTGTCCCGTTTAAGAAGACAACACGCGCCGTATTACCCGTCGCGTCCGTTTTACTCACCTCAAAACAGGCGATAAAGTCGTTGTTCTCATCAGCCAGTGAAACTTGAATAATGCCCGTCTGACCCAGAGCTCCGGTCATAAACTGCGGTTGAAACCACAAATAAAAGTTTTTGGCGCCGACTTCTCCTTCACTGTCTGCTGGCAATTCCAGGCGCCGGCACCCACCAAAAATACCACTGCTGCTTGTCCCGGGAGCATCCAGATACAGCGTCTCGTAATCCTCCGTAGCTGGGTCTACCTTGTGGACATTGCCAACCTTTAAGGTGCCATTGCAGTTAAAGCCCGGGTTTTGAGGATAGGCTCCCTGTATAAGGCTTAAACGCGTCAAATCCGTCTGTTTCCGTATTAAAAGCGTCTCGGATTGTTCATAAGGCGTCGTATCTGCCTCCTCGATATTGCCCATCTCGAATGCACCACCTTTATGCACAATGCCAATATAACCATTTTCTGCCTTGTGTTTGATTCGATAAACTGGATAAACAGAGCCGCTGCCGTCGTTGTTAACATGCGCTACCAGTTTGCCCTCTTCCATCTGGGCTTGAACGGTTGTAATTAAGTCGGACTCGAGGTAAGGATCTGCGCAGTAAAACTGCATTTCTCCAATAATGCTCAAACGCCCGGGTTCGGGCGCATCTAAAGAAAGGAGTGTTCCTGTGTAGTGAGCATTCGGCTCATCGGCAAATCGGATGGCCCGATCTTCACCTTTGCAGAAATTTTTTAATTCACGAAAGCGCGTCATAAACGTCGCTGCGTTAGCTCCCGACAAAGCGAACCTCACAGTTAGCGTGCGGCCGCCCTGTCGTTTGCCGTAGTATTCCATACCATCCATTCCAACAGGACGGTCTTCGTCGGAAATACTGTACTCCAAGGACTCTCGGCCTGAGACGGAAAGTGTTCGGTATCCCTGGACATGCTCCTCGATGAAAGCCCCGTCTAAAGATATGGCTTCACAGCACAACGACATTATCCCTGCCTGCTTGTCAACAGTATCCTTAAATGCATACATCACACTCTCCCTCCAATCCGATCTTTCCTTTTATTGTCAAAATCATTTTTTTCCTGCACGTATCGTGCGGAACCATAACCGACTTCTCTGCCATCCATTACACTGGTGACCTCTGCATTGACGTAGACCGTTGGCGCATAATTATAATCATCGTGAAGCCCAAATCCGCTGCTGCGATAGGCAAATCGTGGCGCCGCGCCTGTAATAACATCAGCTGTTCTTTGAACCATTTTTTCGCCAATGGCCATCGCGTCTTTGATCTTTTTCTCTACCCCTACGACAAAACCCTCACCAAAATATTCACCGTCGCCCTCGGTTAATTTGGCTGGGCTATGGATCATGGCTTTTGCCCGGATGGCCCGGTCTGCTTCTGCAACTAAAGCGGAGGCAGCTGCGCGCACTTCGCCTAAAGCGCCGTACATACCAGATGCCATGCCTGCGCCGATATTGTAGCCATTGCTATAAGCGCTGCTTCCAGCAACAGCTAAAGCCGATTGAATGCTCGCAGACATCGTATTCGCTGAGGATACCGCCCTGTTCCCTCCGCTTTGTACGGCGTTAGCAAAAGCGCTCATGGTAGATTGTGCAATCTGTGGAAGGGGCTTTAAACCGTTTTGGGCGCCGCTCTTGATATTATCGCCAATCGTCTGCCCTGCGCTCTTCGCTTTCCCTTCCGCGTTGCGAAACGCTCCGATGAACGCGTCCATTGCAGCATTTGCAGTCGCACCAAGAGTACTGAGAGCATTGTCAACAAAACTCACAGACGCCACCATGGCGTTCAAGGATCGTCCAACCTCATCGGTTTTACCTGAAATCAGCGTCAGGGTCCCCAGAATGAGCAATAACGCGCCGCTTAAGGCCGTACTGCCCAAAGCAGCTGCGCTGACCGCAAGCCCGAAAGCTGTCATTGCGACGGTACCAGCGACCATCGCGACCGCCAGCGCGCCAACAGCCAGTGATCCCGCAGCAGCCCCCGCGGTTAGCGTCAAAATTCCCACATTAACTAAAAGCAGCGCCGCTCCCGCTGCAGCGCCACCTGCCGCGACTAAAAGGAGCCCGGCTCCTAATGTTAGTGTGCTGACAGCAGAAAGTGCCAATCCAATACCCAAGGCCATGACAGCAGCTGAGAGCAACAAAACACCCGCCGCAGCAACCAAGGCACCAGCCCCCATAACAAGCAAGCCTGCGCCAAGCACAAGGGCACCTGCACCTGCAACCGCCGCGCCTGCAGCAAACACGAGCATACTCGCTCCCAAGGCCACGATGCTCACAGCACCGGATGCCCCGTACTCGACCACTGCCGGCAGGACACCTGCAACCATGGTTAAAGCTGTAGCAGCAAGCAGCGCTCCGACCCCAACAAGGGCAATGGCGGCCCCAAAGGCGATAAAGCCAACCGCGCCCGCAGTCAGCGCCGGACCCAGCGCGGCAGCGCCAATGGCCAGCCCAGCTAAAGCCGCCACCAGCCCCACCATAATGACAATGGCCGGTGTCCCTGCTTCGGCTAGCATTGTCGCGGCATTTGCCATAACCAGAAAACTTGCTGCGATCAAAGCGACGCCGGCTCCCAAAGCGATAAAAGCTGCGGCAGCCGACAAGACCTGTGAAGCGCTGGTCGTGCTGGCGGTTCCGACAGCTGCCTGGCCTGCGGCAGTTCCGAAGAGTTTGGACGCTAAACTGCCCGAAACACTTTTAGCTATGCCGCCCAGGCCTTTTGCGAACAGCTGCGCCGCAGGCGCAATGGACGACAATATTTTATAAGCCTTAAAGGCTACCGCCGCTGCCAGAAGCCCCGGGGCAAGCGCTGCGATCAAATCAGCGTTCTCAGCATGATATTGAAAAAACCAGCGATAATATTCGCTGCCAAATCCACGGTCCTCGCAAAAGCATCGATTGTGGATTGATTAGACGCCAAAGCACCAAAAGCAGATCCCAGAGAAGACGCTGCATTCATAAACGCTTTTCCGATTTTACCCGCGCCGTCCTGGATGGCTTCCCAGTATGGTGTGACGGTTTCAACGACTTCCATCACTTTATCTGTAATGCTGCTCGGATCAACCTGGTCAATTTTATCAATGATCCCGCTGATCCCATTAATCGCCATCTGGGACAAAGCATCAAATGCAGGCGTTAGTTTTACAGACAGCGTTTCTTTGAGACCATCCATGGCCTGGCCCGCTGTCTTATATTCAGTCGCCAGTTTTGTAAAGGCATCATTGGTTCCAACACGTGAAACCGCATCGAAAAAATCTTCCGTGGCGATGGTTCCGCTCTGCACACTCTTTACCAAATCCGATGTGCTCATTCCCATTTCTTTAGCTACGGCCGCGATACCGGCTGGTGTTTGTTCGAGCATTAATTTAAAATCTTCCCATGCGACTTTCGGCTTCGCCGCCATTTGCGTTGCCTGCTGGGACAGGGTTTTCATCGCCTGGGTTGGGTTTTCAGCGGCAGCCGCTAACCCGCCAAAGCCCTTAACGAGCTTATCTGCGCTTTTTATGCCAACAGCTGCGAGCTGTGAGTAGGTCGTCGCCATATCGGACGCACTATAAATGGTTTTGGTGGCGAAATCCTGAAGTTCATTTTTCACCTCAGCGATCTCGCCGGCGCCTTTACCTAACATTGCCATGTTTCCATCAAAGGTTTTCCAGGCGGCGCTGCTGGCGTTTAATTCGCCCACAACGCCAGTGATCCCGCTGGTGATCAAATCAAATGCCTTTTGCCCGGCACCAGCCAGCACACCAAAACCCAATCCGCTTTTTAGCTTATCTGCAAGGGAAGTGGTCATTTTCCCGGCGTTTTCAAACACGGAACGAAAGCCTTGGTCCTGTGCGGATAAAATGGCTCTTACGCTATAATTTTCAGGCATTTACCGCTCCCCCTTTCTGTTTCAAAAAGGCCTTGACCCCGGCAAAAGGATCTTCTTTTTTCCGTTAACCTTTTCGATCTCTGCTTCATAGTCATAGAACTTTTTAAATTCGGTATAGACCGGCTTCATCTTATGCTTACCATTCTTCCGCATGGCTTTTACCTTAAAGTTTGCATAAGCCTGCTGATGGATCCTGTGTTCACGGTCAACCGCTTTTAACCGGGCTGCCTTCATTAAGAGTTCATACTCTCTTACACTTAATCGGTCCACTTCGTCAAAGCTTGTGAATCCTAAAAACCGGAACAGTTTACCGCAACTTCTTCATAGATCTCATTAAAAGATTTTATGGGTTCTTCGTAACTTTTTCCGCATCCTCTTTCGCCTTCTTTTCGACCTCTGCCATAAAATTGGTCACCTCTCGCCGTGTAATGTTGCTCTTGGATAAAAAATCAAGCACCGTTTTAAACAGTTCGTCAATACTGGTTTTCGGGTCTTCAAGGTATTCCTCAAGATCTTCTTTGCTCACTCGTGGCTCCATCCCCAAATTGAGCAGATCAAGCGTATCCAGCAAGGCTTCTGCGCTGCCGTCTATAAGCCCGGCTACAAGAAATTTAAGCCCTATATCCTGTTTTTGTTTTGTTCCCGGCACATCGGCCTGGGCTCTTTTATTGGCTTCTCTTAAAAAACCAAACCCAGCCTTAAATTGATAAACTGTATTTTTTATTGTTAATTCCATCTGTTTTCTCCTTCACGCTTATGCACCCTGCTTTGTGGTGTCCTTAAATACGTAATTTGCCACTTCCTGTTGTTCTGTGGTCACAGTAACATCACCCGCTGCGCCGCTGCCGTTAATTCCGAAGGTCAAAGATACCTCAACAAAGCCATCTGACGGTGAGCTTTTGGAGAGTTCTGTGATATACCCCTGGAAATACATCCCTTTAAATTTGTTATCCCCAGCATCCGCCGGTTCACTTAAATTCGCCTCCCAGATTTCAATGAGCTCATCTTTATCCATGGCCTTTTCAAGGTCATCAATTAAAGTATCGCCAACGGATAAAATGGATGTCGCAGTGATTTCCATTTCTGCGGCCCCCGGCGTACGGATGGATCCGTCTTTTGTCTCTGTCGTATCCGCATCTTTACTTTTGGTGCGTTCATTTTCGGTCGTAAATGCCAGAGTAGCACCGGCGGTTGTTCCTGCTTTGCTGAGTACCCGGTAAAGGTATACCAAACGTTTCCCCTGTACTGCTTCAGCGAAAAGCTGTAAATCGAGTTTTTTCATGATTTGCCTCCTAGCTAAATTTAAATTCCATCTCCAAAACGCCGTGTATAACGGCTGCGCTGTGGTACGATCTGGTAAATTCGCTGTTCTATATTTAAGATAAACCAGCTAAAACTCACCGTTCGCTCAATACTGCGGCCCACGTTTTT